GCCGTAGTCCAATCTTCAGCGCCGACTTCCCTATACTGCACCGCATATGCTGCGGTGTTTTTGGCAGAAAGCGAAGTAATGGCCCCTGAGAAAGTCACCTTGCCATAAGTGCCAGCCCGGTTTGCTGTTCCATCGGCATTGCAACGGGCGGCAGAAATAGCAGTAATTGCTGGTTTGCTGTAAGCAAGGACAGTGATACTTTGTGTCTTTGTAGTCGTGCGCCCCCGGCTATCTGTGACAGCACAGGAAACAGTCAGTTCGCCAGAACCGGGCAGATAATCCGTTGTACCACTGGCCGATGTCGCAGCGTAAATGCTGCCCACCTTGATACTGTAAGACTTGATGGAACTGCCCTGCACCCCGGATGCGGTGATATCTACCTTGACCTTGCTGCGCAGCTGAACATATCCACCATAGGTGTCGGACACTCCTGTTGGATCGCTAATTGCAACAGACAGGGCCGGAACCACGGTTGACGGCACAGCAAGCTTAACAGCCGTTGACCACGCCCCAACATAGGTGCTGCCGTTGTACGTCTTGACCGTGAGTGTGAGCGCCACAGTCTCTGCGTTTGGCGCTTGCTGTGCCAGAGACACAGGCGGCGCATTCCAACTGTACGATGTGCTTACATTCTCTGCAATCAGTTGATCCTTGACGCTGCCGCATGTGTAATAGAGTTTGTGCTTAAAACTGCTGCTGGCCCGCTTGATGGTGATGGTCAAGGTCTCCCCCAGCGTGGAGCCGCTTGTGGTGGCCGTGGACGCTCTTGGAATGGTAGTCAGCGTCACCGTTTCCGACAAGGACAAATGGCGTGGTGTGTAGGAGCTGTCAAAGCCACAGTCCCATTCTGCTGTCAGCGCAATACTTTTCGTGCCGTCTGCATTATGGCTGACTGTAATAGTCTTGCTGCCCAGTTTGTACCATCCGGTGGAACTGTAATTATACGGATTCCATCGTTTTTCGCCCTGAAGTATATAATACGCTTCGCCGCTGCTCTCGTTTTGGGAATATCCGGTTCCGTCATATACCCACAAATCAAGACTTAATGTACTTTTGTTGTCTGCGATAGACTGGCCTGTGATTGACCAATCCAGACGCAAGCGCCAGCCTTTGTTTGTGCTGCTGTAAATGGACGCCATGTTCTCAACTCCTGTCAACTGGCAATTACATCGGCGTTTTCATCCTCCGTCCAAACCACGTTTCCGATGCAGAGGATAGATACCTTGATACGCATTGCTTCCACGCCCTCGGCGGTAATCTGCAATTCGGGCGTGTTATTGCGGACAAACTGCAACACATCATTATCCAGCCGCAGCAGGATTTCATTGCCCGTTTCGCCAATGATTAGGCCGTCAGACGTAAACCGGAAAGCCTTTGTGATCTCGCTGTACTTGCTTTGCAGATCGCCGTCCACCTTGTCAATGCGCTCGGTTACCTTAGTGATGTCAATGCTCAGCTGGTCAGTCAGCACAGACAGCTTTGTGCTGACCTCCTCTTTGTAGCTGTCAAAATCCCCGGTTTCTACATAGTTTTCCAGAGCGGACAGGATGATGGAGTTGACATTCTGCTGCAGATCGGTAATCTGCTGGTGTGTGGCCTGAATCACTTGGCTTGAAGATTCGTCCACCCGCTCAGAAATCTCCTGCCGTGTGCTTTCGATGCGTTTATCCGTTTCACGCTTGGCATCTATCTGCGCCCCCGTGTAGGTTTGCTGGGTAGCGCCCAGCGTGATTTGTGTGTTGCCGGGGTCAAGAATATCCGGGGCCAGCTCCATCAGCGGATAGGACGCGCTGTAGCCGTGCGGAGTGCTGAAAAGGGCCGTCATCCGGCCCACCCGGAAATGCTGGATGCCATCTTGCCAGCCCAAATCAACCGCCTTGCAGGTGATGGTCTCCGGCATGGACAGGCCATTGTCAGCCAGCGCCGCCTTCGCCTTGGTCTGAAGGTTGGCGGCAACAGTCACATCATCCCATTTGATGTGCCGGGTAATGCGCCCGTATGTGGCCATGCCAGACTTGCTATAAATAGTAAGCCCGGATTTAACAAGGTCATCTGTCAAATCACCATCTGGCAGTGCTTCGATGGTCAAGCCGTCCTTGCCCTCTGGTAGAATAGCGGTGTAAATGTTTGTTCCGTCCGTCTCGCTGGAAAGGTCAAGGAGATTCTCAGCAAATTCCACAGACTGCGTATTTGTGAGCGGCAACGCAGCGTAATAATCCAGATAGTTCCCGTCATCCTCATATCGAATCAGGAGATACCCGCCCAAAGCCGATTTAATCAGCTTGTCGGATATCGTGGACATCGCCGTGGCGTACTCCTCAGAGCTGCGGGTAATGTAATTGTTCTGGTCGGACACGGTAATCACGCCGGGCTTGATCTGCTGCTCTGCGGTCACCTGCGCATTGTGCTGTGACAGAATCCAGCGGAAGAAAAACTCCACCACATTCCCGCTTGCGGCGGCGGCCTTATAGGAAGCGTCCTCCGTAAAGTCCTCTGGGAAGTTGAACGGTGGTATGATGCTGTCATTCAGTACCGCCATAATGCCCTCTGTTTCGATTTTGTGCGCCCCATAGAAGTCTTTTGTATCACTGGTGATTCTCCCTCTATATATGGGCAAAGTGCCGTCCAGCAGCTCCACAAGGCCTCTCATGCGGCGCAGATTGCTTAAATAGGGATGTTCTGCGTCCACCGTAAAGGACATTTCCCCGGCCTTGCTTACCGCCAGCTTCACAGAAGGATCGCGGATGATTAGTTTTTCATCCGCAAGGCGCATATCATGCAGTATGTAGTCCTTGTATTTTAGCTGATACATTACATACTCGCCTCCTGATACGTCACAGTTATGCTACCTGTGCCGCTTGCGACTTTGGCTTTCAAGATGTTGTTGCCGGCCGCAAGCCTAACGGCTGGCAAAATGTGATCCCCTGCGCTGACGTTGATTGTGTTGCCGCCCCAAAGCAATACGGTATCTTGCGCCACCGTGATTGTCGGGATAACAGGGCGGCTTTCATTCGGTAGCGCAAGCTGTTTATACGCCGTGTCCAAATCAGAGCGGGAAACAGTGGTTTTTGCGTTCTTGTATTTCCACGGGTCGCAGTCAACCGTGACCGGGATGGTCTGCATCATTTTGACAAGCTCCACTTGCCCAACGGAGCACCGCCCACTGTAAAAATGGGCGGTGTCCTCGGGGAATGTTATTTTAACGTGCTTGCCGTGGACTTTGTTGCAGAAATCGGAAATCGTAGCAGGCCATGTCTTGCCGCTCACCGTGTCCACGCCGGTGAGCTTCAGTGTAATAGTACGGTTCTTATAGGTGACTTCTCCGGTCAGCACTTCGGATGCATCCAGCAGGCCGTCCCGGCCCGGAACATCGATCATGTTCGTGCGGACTTCCGGCAGAGCTATGGACTTGCTTGCAAGCAGCAGGCCGTATTCTGTGTAGGTGTCTTTTCCGTCAAAAAATACTTTCCCCATCATACGGTCCTCGCCCTCCTTGCGTTGATTTTGGCCAGTTCTTCATCCATGCCGGGGGCAAGCAAACCGACAACCTGACCGCTGTCCATGATGACTTTCATATTTGCCAACATAGGCAAATACTGTTCCAGCAGCATTACAATTTTGCCGGAATCGCCGCCACCGCTTGTGCTTGCCGCTCCGTAAGAACCACTTGTATAGTGCCTGCTGATGTTCGCATCTGCGGTAATTGTGCCAGCGTCAAAGTCAATGCTGTTTTCAATGTCCTTTTTTACGGACTTGAATTGATCGTCAAAGCCTTCGCCTAAGCCTTCAGCCATAAAGCCGCCAATACCGGCGAACACTTTAGACGGGGAGTGGATGCCCAAGAAATCCTTAACTCCACCTACAATTCCACCGAAAAAGTCTTTTACTTTTCCAGAAACCCACGAACCCATGCTTTTGATGCCGTTCCAAAGTCCTTCGACTATGTTCTTGCCGACATCGAAAATTGCAGGGATGCCGCTGATAAGCCCCTTCACGATAGACGAAATAATCTGGGGAATTTTCGATACCAAATTCGGTATGGCACGAATCAGTCCATTAGCAAGTGCAGCAATCAGCCTGATTCCACCATCTATCAGCTTCGGCAAGTTGTCAATCAGCTTATCGACTATGACATCAACCATTTCCAGAACACAGTCAATCAGCATATCGATGTTGTCAAGGATGCCGCTTACAAGCGCAATGATTAAATCCATGCCAGCAGCAACAATGCTCGGCAGGTTTTCAAGCAAAATCTGCACAGCCAACGGAATGATTGTCTGGGACGCTTCTGTTATGAGTTGCGTAAGCCCTTGGATGATGATATTTATACGCGGGATAATATTTTCACCAACGGTAACAAGACTATCAACGAACTGCTCTGTAAGTGTCTTAAAATTGGCGTTATCGTCAGCAATGCCAACCAGCAGATTGCCCCATGCGGCCTTCATGGATGAAACAGAGCCCTGGATGGTGGTGCTTGCTTCATCTGCCGTTGTTCCGTATATGCCCATTTCAACTTGAACATCATGGATTGCGCTGACAATATCCGCATAGCTTTCAATGCTGTAATTTGTGTATTTACCTTGGGAAGCGTTTAGAGCGTTTGCATCGTCAATAAGGCGCTGCATTTCTTCTTTTGTTCCACCATAGCCAAGCTTTAGGTTATCAAGCATGGTATAGTTCTGCTTTGCAAACCCCTGATAGGCGTTCTGGATAGATGCCATATCCGTGCCCATTTTATTGGCATTATCAGACATATCCGTGATTGCAACATTAGCCATGTCTGCCGCCGCTTCTGTATCACCGCCAAGCGATTGCAGCAAGGACGCAGAAAAACTTGTAACTGTGTCCATATATTCGTTAGCAGATAGGCCAGCAGTCTTATATGCATTTGCTGCATATTCTTGAACTTTTGCAGAGCTATCCTTGAATAGCGTATCAACGCCACCGACCAGCTGTTCATACTCAGCATAGTTGTTAAGCGCATTTTTCGTAAGCACAGCAATGCCGGTAGCAGCCGCACCTACAGCTGCGGCGCCGACTTTAGCCGCAGTGGCAAGCCCATTTTTGAATTTTCCTGATAATGTCTCTACATTTTCGCTTGCCTCGTCTTGCACAGATATTTTCACAAACAGATCAAGAAGATTCATGCGTTCACCTCGCTCTCTTTGTAAATTCTGAAAATTATTCGTGACATTCCATTGGTAGTATGGTATGCTATCGGCAAGGAGGGATTATTTATGATAAGTTTTAACAAAGATTCTGCGTGGGACTTAAAGCCGATTCCCGTTTCCGATGTGCGTGGTGAAGTGAATGGCCTATTGATTGATGGGGAAGAAATCGCTGCCGCATTTAAGACCGTACGCGACCAGCTGATTTTTACTAACAAGCGAGTCATATCGGTTGATGTACAGGGGATTACGGGAAAGCGCAAGTCCTTCAGCTCTATGCCCTATTCGAAAGTGCAGTTTTTCTCCGTGCAAACCCCAGGCTTTGCCGAAATCATCCCGGATAGCGAACTTGTTCTGACATTCTCCAATGGTTATGTCGCAAAGTTCGAGTTTAAGGGAGCCACAGACATCGGGAAAATCGGAAGAATGATTTCTGATTATGTCCTCAAGTAACGCATATTCGCCCGCCGCCCCTTCACGGGGCGGCTTTTTTAACTTGTAACCCGCAACGATTGACAATATCGCTGGTGATTTCTTCACAGGAGCGATTGTCTTTTTTGCTCACATCTATAATTTCAATATATCGCTTATCGATTGAAACGCCTGCGCATCGCTCGCATATTGCTTTAAGCAGGTCAGCAGAATAAATTCGATATGCTTTTTCTTCTGCATCCTGCTTGTACCGCGCTACACAGTATGCCAGAAATGGCTTTACTCTTTGGCTTCCCCGATATTCTCCTGCACAGAGCCGGACGGCGTTTCTGCCGTCTCGGTCTGCGCAGATGTAAAAAGGTCCGTAAAGGCCTCGTCCGTCATAAGCTCAGTAACATCAACCAGCAACTTGGCAAGCGTCAGCCCAGCGGCATATTTTTTTGCAGTCACGCCTTCCACAGCCGCCAAAATTGCAATCAGATCTTTCTTGTGTCCACGCAAAAGCAGCGGAGCAGATTTCTTAACCCTTGCCAACACAAAGTCCTTTGCATTTACGCCATCCGGGAGCTTCTGCCGCTGAAACAACGCTGCGGCTTCTTTGTCCTCGGCTATGTTGGCAATAGGATTGATAATGTCTGCGATAACATCAAACACTCGCTCCCCTTTAATTTTTGACAGTTTCATGGTGTTACGCCTCCGCCGTACCGGCCTTGATGTAGATTTCAAATGGCACAGTGTCCTGTGCGCTCATGGAGTAGTGAGCGGTGTACTCAAAAGCAAACTGTCCCTTCGCTTTGTCAGCTGTTTTCATTTGGAATCCACCCGTAGAAAGCGCATTCATCAGATGGATGGCAATAAAGCCTCCATTTGTTTCCCCGTTCATATCGGAGTAGTCACCCACAATCCAAATGTCATTAAAGTCGGAATCCTTGAGATAGTTTCTCGGTGTGATCTTGGTGGCATCTGCCGTATCGATATCCGCCGCCCCGCAGAGGCTCTTAGCAATTGCAGTATCTGCAATTGCAAATGTACCGCTGGCTTTTGCCTCCCAGCTGTCCACCTCTATCAGCTCCTTGGTATTCTTGGGGCAGTTGTCGATGTCCTCTCCATAGTCCTTATAAGTGGGCGTTGCGCTATAGCTAATGCCGCCGGTCGTTGCGCCGATCTGCCCCGCCTCGCCGATGGTGCCGGTAGCCGGTGTGAAGTCGGTCGTAAGAATACCGGCGTTAATCTGAAGCTTCTGAAAAGTATCAGCAGGAATCTTGGTAAATTTCATGTCGTTGTCCTTTCATCAGTTCTGCGACAGATATTCAACCGTGACGTTGAGGTACCGCCGCTTGATGTTTTTGTTGCTCTCGTCCGCAATGTTCTGGCACCACGGAGACCCACGCTTGATCCACATATCCCCGCCGTCATAGGGCACCATACAGCCGCCCATACCGATGGCGTCGGAGATCTCCTGTGCCTTTGCATTGGGCACCGCCTCGCCTTCCGTGTAGTACCAGAGGTTTACCGTCAGGCCGATTTCCCCGCTCTCCCACGAGCCTGTAATAAGTTCATAGGTCAGCCAAGGGAAGGTCGCGTCTTCCGGCACATTAGAGGTTGGATACGCCGGGAGAAATTGAGAAAACCATGCGTGGAGCGCCTTATCCTTTGTCATTTCGGCAACTCCCTTCGTTCCGCTGTGAAGAATTTCAGCGCCTTAATGGTCGCTCCCGCAGACCTCGGCGCGGCCTTTTCCTCGGGGTTAGAGGTCACGCGGTAAGTCAGCCCTGTTTCCGCGTCACGGAAATAATCGTTGTACTCGATGGGAACGCGCTGATTGACCAGTGCGGAATATACCGAGGTAACACCGTCCTTTTCCGCTTTTCGCGCCTCCATCGATGTGTCAAGAGACTGGTAATTGAGGAACTCCGCTCCCTCTTCCCACGCGGTGATGTAGCCGCCCGCTCCGTCAGGCGTGCGCTTTTTCTCCATCAAAACGCACTTGTGGGCAAAATCGTCCAGTAAACTCACGGTTCCACCCCCTTGAGCTTGCGCCAGTCATTTAACCGGCCTTTAAAAGCGCCCTGCCAGCCCGTCCCGGCGCTCGTGTCGGCATTTCCGCCGCTTGCCTTTGTGTAACTGTACCCGCCGAAGCTTTCGCTCGTGTACGGGCTTAAAACGGCTTCACCGTTCTTTTCTTCCCACGCGGCGACATCTTCGGCAAGCACAACCACAGCCTTCGGAACAGCCAACACCCACACCGTTCCGGTAAAGGTTTCATCCGTAAGGTCAGCCGCCGGATATTGATGCAGACCGTCATTAAACACAGAGCCGCAGATGCGGAAATATTGATTGGGATGGAGAAAGGGCAGCGCAATGCTGCCGTTCTCCACGGCGAACGTGCCATCGTGAATCTCCACAAGGAACCAGTTGTTCAAGTGCCGTAAGACTTGTTCAAGCATTACGCTGCACTCCTATTTAGCCCGCGCCGGCCACAGAAACGGTAGCCACGGCAATGCCGTCCAGATACTCAGCCCACAGCTTCATGCCCATGATGGCGTACATATCGCCCGTGGCGCGACTGTAATCGCCGTCAACATGGACGCCGATCAGGTTGGTCTCGCCCTTCACGGTGTAATTCAGCCCCAGCTTGGCAAAGTCGCTGTCGCTCGGGTCTACATAGTACAGGTCGATGTTCTCCACGGGCAGAGCGATCACCTTCTTGGAGGCGATGTACTTCTCGGGCAGCAGGAACATGGTGCGGTAGCCCATGAAGTTCTCCACGTAGTTGATGCCGAACATCGTCTGCACGGTGATCTCCTTGTCGCCCAGGTAATCGTAAGCGTCGATGATATTGGCAAAGCCCACCACCTCGGTCACGTCCTTATCCAGACCGGCAAACTTGTCCAGCACCTTGCCCTTAGCCATAGCCAGAGCACGCTGCCACGTTTTCTCGGTCACCTTCAAAGTGCCGGTACCGAGGAAGGTGTAGAAGTCGGTCAGGACCTTGTTCTGCAGGGCCACAAGGAAAGCCTCGTCGGTCTTCTCCACGGCAACGTCAGCGCCGTACTTTGCGACACTCTCGATGGTCACGCTCTTGGCGTACTTGTTAATGTCGATATCGCCGTAGGCAACAGGATCCACCTTCATCTTGGTGAAGGGGATCTCGTCACCCTCTGCCACGGTGCCGCCCTTGAGGCCACCGTCCACGCTGGCCTTGTAGGAAACCAGCTTCGTGCCGGGGGCCTTGCGAATGGGGCGCATAATGCCCATGATGTTACGCAGTGCGTCCCAGTTATCGGCGAAGCGGGACACGAAATCCACCTCACGGGCGGAAGTGGTAAACTGTGCAGAAGTTGTTACGTTAGTTTTCGCAGCCATAAATAGCTCCTTTCAAAAAATCAGTTATTTTCGCTTGCCATCAGATCGGCAAGCGCTTTCTGGCGCTCCGCCGTAGACATCACATAGCGGCCTTTATCGTCCTTCTTGTAGATGTCCTCTCGGGATTTTGCGCCGCCGGTGTTTGCCGGGGGGTTGGCGGGATTCGCTCCGTGCGTCTGTGTGGTGGAGACAAGCCCCTTGTAGGTGCCGTCTACGAGCGCATCAAGGCTCTTGGTGTCCTTGATCTTGTCGCCGTCCATCTCCAATGCGGCCATTTCTTCGACACAGCCGCGCATCGCAAGGTCCAAATTCGCGCCGGTGATGTTTTTGCTCTCAAAGTAAGCACGCACGGCCTTTTCCTTTGCCGCCTTGCTTTCCTTTGCCGTGATGTCGGTCTTAAAGGCTTCAAAGGCCGAGTGTTCCTTCTCGTACTTCTCCTTGTAACCGCCGTCACCCGCTGCCTTGAGGTCGTCCAACTGCTTCTGAACGCCGGGCAGCTTCTCCGCATCGGCCTTGTAGCGGGTCACATCCGCCTTTAGGCCGTCCACGGTGTCGGTATGCGCCTCGATGATGGTATCAACCTGCTCATCGGTAAGCCCCATACCCTTCAAAAGTTTTCGTGTAAGTGCCATGACACTATCTCCTTTTCTTCGGTTCCGTTCCTTCGGAAACGATAGTCTTATAAAAACCGCTGTCCTTTGCGGTAATTAACAAAAAGAGCCAACTGCATACAATTTGTAAGCAATTAGCTCCTATTTCAGTTCGTCCTCCAATATCTTCCGGTATTGGATGGCATGGTCGGCGGCAGCAGGTTTCAAAAACGGCTGTGCCTTGTTGCCACGCGTGTAATGCCAATTTCCCTTTGCGTCCTGATACACCCACGGTGTAGGCCGTCCGCCGCCACCTTCGGCGTAAATGCCGGTTCCTAATTCCACATACGCACCGTACTCAGAATCCGTTCCGATGATTGCCGCCGGTTCCTGCTCGTCTACCACATGAGTAATGCTGTTGCGCAGATTGCCGGTGTCAACGGGGCACAGCTTTTTTGCATATCCCTCTGCCACCAGTCCGCACTTTTCAAGCCCGCGCAGCAGCGCCGCCTTAATTTCGGCAGAAATCTCTTTGCTGTTGTCTTGGATTTTAACGCTCATTTTCAAATCCCTCTTGACTATTTTACGGAAATTGCATATACTATCTATGAGGAAACTCATGTTTCCGTTTTATCGAGGTAATCCTCCGCCCGTTCTGGTGGGGGGTTGCCTCATTTTTTATATCGCCGCACAAAGAGGACAGCCCCGTTATGCAGCGCAATTATATCTGCATTAAACGATTTGCTTCTTGTTGCTCTCGCATCCAATACATCAATTAGTTTTTTCTTATCAATCCCATCGGCAACATCAAAAATCACCCCTCCTTGATTCCCGTGTATCTGCTTTATCGCTTTGCGCAGAGCGCTATCTGCGGCTTTTTCTGTGGAAATCGACTTTATTTCCCATTGCTTCCCTTTCCACAGCATGTCTGGCATTTGCATACCTGGCGTCTGCGATTCTTTCAGTAGCACAATTTTCCCGCCGAACAGCTCTCTAATTTGATTTGCTACATTTATTTCTTCTTTGTGGGTTTTGGAGCGGTATCCGTTCTCGTATCGCACCTTACCCATGCGGGGCTTGGCAGAATCTATGTATTTCTTCGTAACATCCTTTGCAGATTTTTCGCTCCCCATGTGATATGGGGATAACTGTTTGCCGCTGTATCCCTGCTTCGATGCTTCCCACTGAGCATATGTCATGTCAGATATAAGCCCGTCGCGTGTCCTACGCAGCCCGTCTGATGTATCTACCCCATCCACGGCGGCAATCAGCGTACAGCGGCAGTTATATATCTCCCACGGTGGTCCTTGTGGGTCGCCGGGAAAACGACAACCGTTAGAAAACTTCTTGTCCTGCGCCACTTGTTCGCCGTCAAGCATGGCATGAGAGTGGCGTGTACGCGCGTCCAGCGTAGCCAACCATTCTTTTTTGAGCTTAATGCCCATCTTTTCCGCTGCCGCATAGCTGTCCATGCGTCCGGCGTTCTGCGCGCCGGTCACGGCTGTGCGGGCGGTGCGGATGGCGGAATCGCGACTCATGGTGGTAATGCGCTTTTGCAGATCATCCGCCATGTGCTTGATGCTCTTTCCCTGCAAGATGGAGCTGGTGACGCTTGCCGTAATTTGCTTCTTGCCGTATGCGAGATCAATCCCGCGTTTCAGTGCTCTATCCTTTGGATAGTACGGCATCAGCCCCGGCTGCTCTACGATTAGGCGTTTCACCGTCTGCTCGTCCCACAAGTCAAATCCGACGTTGCCCGCAACCTGTTCGATGGTGTACGCCGCATAGTTGCGGTTAAGGGAGTAGATACCGGGCGTTGCGTCATTGGTGTAAGACACCGCCACGGCGTTTGCATCGGTAACACGGTGTGCCACCTTGTCCCGCATAGCCTGATAGCGTTTCCCACGCCTGATCTGGTTGAACCGCCATTGCTTATAGTCGGCCTCCGTCCATTCCTTTCCGTTCTGCACGGTGCCGATCAGCGCCTTCATTTCCTCGTCGCGCTTTTTGAATTGCTCAAAATATGCGTCGATGGTAGCTCGCAGTTCTTCCCCCGCCTCGCGGTATAGCGTTGCAATACGCCGCTCCAGCTTCGCAAGCTCCTTATCGGTCAGCTTGTGTCCGAGGTCACTGTTCGCCATCGCCGTTCACCTCCGGCGCATCCGGTTCCGCAAAGCTCCGGTCAATCTCTTCTGCAGCCTTCCGCTTTGCCATGTCCTCGTACTGGTCAATGTCGCCGTTGATGGTCAGCAGCTTCTTCGTGATGTATTCGTCATCGTAATACGCCGCACCCAGAAGAATGTTCTGCGTTTCCTCGCTCTTGTTGATGATCTGATTGCGCGTGTAGCTTGGCTGATCCTCAATGCCTGCCAAACGCAAAATTTCCACAATAAACCGCGTGACCTCGGATTCAAACTTGTCCGTTTTCAGATCCAGCGGCACATAGCTGGCCTTGATCGCGGTCGCCGTCTGGTTCCCGGCAGATACCGCCGCAGCGTCAAAGCACTGAAAATCCTCGTATAGCTTCTTCTTGAGCATATCAATGGTGCTGCTCGTGCCCTCATACGGGGCCTCGATGGTCTTGCTCTCCACCTTTGCGCCATCATCGCCGTTGGCGTGGGCAACATGCGTGGTTTTCAAGCGCTCCACAAACTTTGCATCGTCGAGGTCGTCCATGCCGTTGCAGTTAGACAGCACCCAATAAATCAGGTTGCCCTCATCCACATTGTTAACCATGTTCGAGGACGCCAGATCCAGCGCGTCAATGGTGTTGCGCTTGCCGACGATTTCGGAGAGACACCGCTTGTTGTTTTTCAGCGGGACGATGGGGAAACTCGGATAATTCCCGCCGTCGTAAATCTCTGTTTCGCCGACTTCCGCCTTGCGCTCGATCAGCTTATAGCTGCGCTTTGGCTGCATGACGGCCATATCCTCGCCGCTAGGCTGGAAATACTCGGTAAAGCCGTCGCTCTCATACAGCGTCGCTCTCATAGGCTTATCCTGTGCCACCTGCCAGAACCGGATACCGGCTTTCATCGCGCCGTCCTCTTCATCATAGAGGGGGACGAACTCAAGCAGGGAGAACACCCGAAGATGCGTCAGATCCCAAAAGCCGAAGGATACGCCTGCGATTTTCGCCGCCCGCGCCGCATCCATGACTTCCTGGTCAAAGTCCGGGCATAGCTTGTTCGGCGTTTCCTTCTCCGCAAAGGTTACGCCGTTGCCCAGCAGATATGAAACTTCCTGATCCACCGCCAGGCCGAAGAAACGGCTGGCCAGCTTATGGTTTGCCGTCCACATATCCGTGTGGGCACGGCCCTGCATATCGTAGATGATCTTTTCATAGCGGTTAATGGTCGGATTCAGGCCATTGTAATATTCCTCAGCATCCGCCGCCGTCTTGTATGCGTGTGAGCTTCGATGCTCGTTGATTGCTCCGCGAATAAACCCAATCCGCGCCTGGTCACTTTCTCCGACCGCAACAAGGTCATTGTAAGTTTTGATAGCCTCTCACTCCTATCTGCTCCAAATGGGGACATAATCGCGCTTATACGCCTTATTTTTCAAAATCGTATAGGCAAAATAGCGCGTTTCGTCCATTGCGTGGTCGTTTTCCTTGATTGGCCTGTCATCGGCGGATTTTTCGTCCCACCGATACAGCCCAAACTCGCGGATGCAGTCTTTGCAACCTCGGTGTATCTTGATTACGCCGTCCTGCAAAAACCGCGCCGTAGTCATAATGCCGTTGTTTACGTCGTTGTTGGCCTTTCGCACCATATAGCCCCGCCGCCGCAAAACCTCGATAAACGAGGCTGCAGACGGGTCAACGATAATGCTTTTGACGTCCGCCTCGCCGATAAGCTTTTTAATTTCGTCGGCGTATTCCTCGTCCGTCTTGTTCTTCTGGTTCTCGCGCCCGGAATAGTAATACTCGCGGATGCGCGTGGCCGCCTTGCCGTCCCAGCACCAAAGTCCTGCAGAAAACGGGTTAAGTGTGCCATAGTCGCAGGACACATAGTATTCGCCCTTTTCCGGCAGCTCGTCCACAATGCAGCTCTCGTCAAACATGGGATAGATCAGCCCCTCGGCCACAACCCACAAGCCGCGAATGTATCGGTCGTAGAACACGCCGGAAAACATTGCCTGATAGCGTTCCAGCGTCTTTTGAGATAAGCCGGGGTTGTCCGTCATTTCAAAATGCAGATACAGCGCGTTCCGCTCTCGGTTTCGCTTGATCCACTCTGTATAAAACCAATGCTGTGGACTTCCCGGGTTGCAGGAAAACCACAGCTTTGCACCATCTACCGAGCAGCGGGTCAATGCCTGTTCCACAAACGAGCGCGGCATCAGCACCACTTCGTCCAGCAGCACCCCCGCCAGCGTGCGGCCCTGGATCAGCGTATAGCTTGCCTCGTCCTTGCCGCCGAACACTTCAAAGTAATTCGTTACGGCACCGCGCCGGACTTCCATCACCTTGTCACCGCGCCTCCATCGAATGATATAGCGCTCCTTTGCCAAACTCATCGCCGTGAACGGCACGATGATGTTCTTGGTGCAGCTGTCCACCGTGCGTCCACACACGCCGAAGCGCTGACCGCTGAAATTCTCCATCGCCCAGCGGACGAACGCCCACATCATGATAGAGGTCTTGCCAGAACGCACAGCGCCGTCGCAGATCAAGGCATCATAGCAACTGTATGGAAATGCGAGGATTTTTTTCTGCTTGTGGCTAATCATGGTCTGTCCGGATATTTCTGCTTAATCACAGAATGGCTTTTAATCTCCGCGTCAATTTCGAAGATGTCACTATAAATATCGTCATCTTCGTTATCACATAATGTCAACGCCTGTTTTGCCGTCCCTTGTTTTTCAACCTCAATCCACCAACCGCCTAAGTCCTTTTTGGGATAGCCAATACGGATAATCGTCCCATCAAAAAAACGGATACGAACATCATGGTCAAAACAGTCGATTTCGTCTTCTTTATAAACGCTACCGTAAATTTCCACAAGGTCATCGCTGCAACCGTAAATCTTAATCATCGCTCTCAAGCTCCTTTGCCATTTCACGCAGGCTCACACTCAATGCGTCATCCTGCGTGTTGTCAGTCGGTAAACCCAGCTCCACAATATCGCGCTGCCCAAGGTACTGTTTCCCCAGCCAAATCGCCATGCTTGCGTTCTTTGCCGCAAGCTGCCACTGGCTCCGACGCAGTGAAATTTTCCCCGCTCCTCGCTTTTGCGCAAAAACTTCCGAAAAACTTCTCTTATAGGTTCGTTTGCACCATGTTTCCAATGTGTCCGAGCATACATCAAACCAGCCGCAGATTTCCTCAAGCGTGCATTGCAGGCCGCAGAGGTTCTCGAACTGCTTCTGATCTATTTCCTTTCTTGGCCTTGCCATACGCGCCCTCCTTTCTCGCAGTCAGCTTTCTCGCCGCCAGAGCGCGGCAGTGACCGATTATGATCACACCGTCACGGTCAATCACAATCGGCTGCACAAATCCGTATTGCTTGATGCTCTCCGCAACATTGTTGATTTGCCTCTTATCATGCTTTTTGCGTTTGCGGCATACGGCACAATATCTGCAAGCCGCCGTTTTGTGATTTCCATGCTTTCCTCCTGTTTTGCTACCAGCCCCCACCCCTTGGCCTTACATAGCAGACTTTACCCGCCCTAACGGGCATACACATCTTGCGTGTCCGGCTCTCCCCGAGCCAAACATGGTACGCAAGATCTTTTTTATCGGCTCCCGGCTGCGCTGCGTCCTCCTACCAGCCATCAGGAACTTGGCAATTATACCAGCCGCCTGATACTTAGCTTTTTACGCTTCCTCGCCCGCTGGCCGGGATGGTACGGCATTGCAGTCCTGCCCTGCTTTAGCGCTTCGGGAAACATTCTCCTCCGTCACTCGCTGTGGCCTCCCCTTACGGGGCACCTATGCCGCATATTGGCCGTCTTCCCGCTTAGATTGTCACACGCTCATGCCCGCTTGAGGCCCCGCAAGCATCTCAAGCGCCGCTGTTCGGTCATGGCAAGGAGGACGCATCCTCACGCGCAGTTTTCAGCGAGCATTGTCATTTCCATGTGAGCCACGACGAACGGTCTCACAGTGTCCGGGTGCTACCCGGCCTCTTGTGCAAGCGGCTGGACTCGAACCAGCGACAGAAACCCGACATTTGCCTTGCTCCGCTCTATCCGACTGAGCTACGCCTGCATATATAGGTGCCGTGTGGGAGGTGCGACCTCCCGCCCCTGATCGTGGGGTGCAACGAGCGCACGGCATATAACAACAGCCTATAGGTTTCCCTACAGGCTGTTTGTGCCGGTATGACCTTTCGGTGCCAGAAGGTGCGCCCAATACCGGCGGCGCATAAGATGGAGGAAACGGGTTGAGTGGAAAGACGGGTGGATGGCTATGCCTTATCATCCACTGTACCTATTGTAGCACATCATTAGGTGGAATTTGTGCCAACTTTCTCTGCAAAACCACAATATATGGCTATGTCAAGCAAAAACTGCTCTTTTCTCCTGCTGAATGTCCGCTCGCTTATCCCCGGCACGATGATCCTACTTCGAGAATACTTGTGCTTGCCCTGACAGTTGCGCATGATCCCCTGTGTAAGCTGCTTTCGGACGCTCTCACTCTCCAAATCCCGCCCACATCGATCTATGGCGTATTCCACTGCCCGCATTTTCTTGGTTTCCGGCCAGTTTTCTATGGCGGCAAGCTGCTCCGCCTTGCTTTCGGACGGCCTACCAATGCCTGGAGAGTGGGGCATTCCCTCCGTTGCACTGCTTCCGCCGCTCAGTATCTCGCTCCGTTCATCGTTGTATGCCTGTACTCTCCGTGGATAACCTCTGACATAGGCGATGCACTCAAGCCGCACATCATACGGCAGTGTTTGTTTTCTGCTCATGCCCGCCTCCTCACTCTGCGTTGTTGATTAGTTTGTAGTCGCTCCGCAGAGCGTCCGCAATGTCTTTCTTGGTCACATAGCCGCTGTTCTTTGCATTCACCAGCTTCACAAGGCACTTTTGCAGATACTCAATGCTCATGGTGTCGTGACTGTCCGGCGTTTCCTCCAGCACATGGAATCCAAACTTTGTAAGCAGCACTTCGGATACCAAATCCATATTCTGCTTTGTCCCTATCAGCTTTCCCTGCTGGTACGCTTTCATGGGGTTGTTGGGCAGGGTTTTGCCGTCAATTCTCATTTCCGTCCCTCCTTGATCTTGTCCATCAGAAGCAGCCGCACAGCTTGGCAGAGTGCATATACAAGGCTATTCTGCCAAATGCTCCGTCGCTCCTTAATGCGGCACATACCGTTCTCGATTTCCTCCAAGGCTTCCAGCATTGCGTCTTTATTCGCCATCGGCTGCCCTCCACGGAGTGTCCACGCATTCAGGATGGACAATCTCCATCTCGATCGCCCACAGTAGGTTCCACGCCGCAGCTACAAGGTGCGGCTCATCTACATAGCCCGCCAAATATTTTGCTGCGTGGCGAATGGCGGAATCTAACAGACTGTGGGTTGGGATTCCTTTATCGACATTATGCTCCCCGTATTTCAAAGCACCCGCCTCGCAGTGCTTCGACACTTCCATGATAGCCAACCAAGGGAGCAAATCCATCCGTCCCTTGCCCGTGTGCATATCCCGGAGTGCTCCGCTTGGAAACTTTGTTCTTTCTCCGCTGTCTTTAATCATAGTCCCTCCGTTCTCCGTAACTGCAAAAATCGTCAGCCTTTACATACGGTAGTCCACCAGCGAAATCACATCCGCATTCGTATTCATCCGGCTTGTAATGCTTGCAGTCCTTGCACCGCACCACTTCCACAGCGTCAACGGTTGGAACAACATACTTGATTATGTGATATGCTTCTGTAAATCCCTCGGCAAGACTATCAAGCTGAGTTTCACCGTTGTGTATCAATTCTTTCGTTTCCTCGTATTCTTCGCCAAACAGTCTCAATGCTTCATCAGCATCAATCAGCCGCATCGCCGTCACCTCCGTTATACTTCGGCATTGCTGCCCATGCAAGCACGCCATCCCAATCTCCGTGATCTTCCAGCCCGATCAGGTTGTTGCACTCGTCACAGTCCACAGAGCAGATATCCTTGTCAACGCCCCATCTTGTGGCAATCAGGATTTCGTCACCATCATCCGGCATCTCGCAGTCAAAAATGTACTCCGGGACTTCATAGTCGGCACACCGATATACTCCAGCACCTCCCGCAGGCCCAGCTTGTCCATGCAATAGGCGTATTGCTTGGGGTGCGTGACCTTCATCCGCTGGAAACGGTTCGGTTCCTTCTCCAGATGCGCCCCAAACATACAAAACATACAGCCTGTGCGGCTCAGGCCGGTGGTTGTAAGCCGGTCTTGCGGCTCGTAGCATCCAAGATAATCGATCCAATTCATCTGTCCTTCAAGTTCCGGATCGTCATCCATCTTGATTTCGCCGTATACCGGGCAATAAGGGACGTCGAATTCCTTGATATAATGCAAGACGTCCTGTTCCGTCCAGAAGGACATTGGCTTAGATTTTGGGTCTTTCGATTCAAAGGCGTTGCACCCTGTTTTCATCCATCCGTCTGCCCTTTGCTTACTTTCACAAGCCATAGTTGCAATGATCGTTTTTCTCCCTGTTTCTGCCTGATATTTGTGCAGCGGATTCTTTTTCATCACATCGCAACACCTATTCGACACTTTAATATTGGAATCGACCAACGGCATCAACTGCTGTGGAACAGGCATGAATATATATTCGTTACCATCTTTCTTCCCCAACCGAACGCCGTGAATATATTCTTGGTATCGCCGCATATCTCCACGATTTTTGGCCATCCTCCCATACTCGATATTCAAGGCAATACGTTTGCTGCCGACAGGATACCCGTACTTCCTGATGACTTCATCAAACCGCATTTCGGGGCGGAGAATATCAACGTCATCGTTGAAGCAGTCATATTTTCCAGCCTTGACCTCCCGGACGAACCGCTGAATCTCTGGATATTCCAGCCCTGTATTAACAAACACTGCCGGAACATCGGAGTACATGGAATCAACGATATGCTTTAGAACCGTGCTGTCCTTGCCGCCGGAAAAACTGACGTAGACCTGCCCGTCCCAGTGGTCGTACCACTCCCGGATGCGCTGCCGGGTCAGCATGATCTTCAGCCGCAGCGGCAGGGCTTGGAGCTGTCGCAGGTCTCCTACCGTGTGCTTACTGTCTGCCATGCTTGATCTCCTCCGTCAGCAGCAGCCGCACCGCCTGGCACAATGCATACACCAGCTCGTTCTGCCAGATGTCCCGGCTCTCCTTGACCCGGCACATCCCCGTTTCGATAGCGTCCAGCGCCTCCACCAATTCCTCACGCCTCGCCATCACTCCACCTCCTTCAACGACTGCACAGCTATTGCCACTGCTTCTGACATTCCATCACTGGGAGGCCACCCATATTTGTCACACAAGGTAGAGTAGTCTGCATACAACTGCACTAACATAGCAGCAGCTTCTTGCTTTGTCATTTCACTCCACCTCCTGCATCCAGAACTCGCGGCGGCAGTCGGGGCATCCAGTGTAACGATTCAAATCGCAGATATAATTTTTGTCAACATTTCTTGGGCACATCCCAACAGTACCATCACGGTCCACCATGCAGTTTGGCCACTGCTCCAGAAGCACGCTCTGCCGCGTCTTACGCGGGTGTGCAGCAGACCACTCTTCGGTGTTCTTCACAATTTGCGCCGCATCAACGCCCCACATCTCACTCATGGTGCCGCACATTCTGTTGCGTTCCTCAATAAACTTCACAGCATCCATGTCTATACTCCTTCCCGCCCCGCCTCCGGGGCCTCCCCTCTCACCATCTGCCAGCACCGCCGGAACCACACCATCCACGCCACGCAGCCGGGCCATCGCTGCCCGCCCATCCTCTGGCTGCAGCTGCCCAGATCCTTCGATCGCTTCCGGCAGGTCTCGCAGGGGCATTCCGGCAGCCGGTAGGGCTATCCCTGCCGCAGTCTCATGCCTCCCCGCCTCCCTCCATCTTCGGCAAGTCGGCGGCCTTAGCGTCTTTTGCGTCTCTGCCAAGTTGCCACCCCAACAAAAAGCAACTCACTGCAAGTAATCCAACCGCCAGCCCCATCAAGTATTTCTTCATGTTCTGCCCTCCATTGCATCAAACAGAGATATGCCCTCGGCCTCCTGCGCTCCGGTTTCTGCCATTCTTTCTGCCTGTGCGCAATTCTCTGCCGCAATGTGGAAATAGCTGGCCTTGAGCTCCACGCCAATGTGCCTACGACCCATCAGGATGGACTGGTAGCCTGTAGAGCCTATCCCATCGAAGGGGTCAAGCACAATATCCCCAGGGTTGCTCCACAGCTCCACGCATCGCTCGATCACAGGCAGCTGTAAAGGGCAGATATGCCGCTCGTCCTTTTCCTCCTTTGCCGCTTTGCGATTAAGCGTGTCGCTTTGGTTGATGTCCCACCATGTGGGGGACGCGTATTCCTCCCAAATCGGAGATGCCACCTTCTGCCACTTGCTCACGGGATATGTGCCATCCGTGTGGCTAACGCGCTCCGGATTGTCACCAGGCTTGCGGAATGTCACCACATAGTCCGGGATGCCCATCCGGCTCATGCAGGAGTCTTTCTTGATCTGCTTATGCAGTAGCCCCAGCGCCTTGGTACGCTGCATGGCGGTTACGGGATTCTTCCAGATGCACACCTCGCTATGGTAAATAAATCCAAGCGATTGCATCCAGCGAATCACATCGCCCCGGAAATCTCGGATACCGATATAGCCGTCCCGCTCCTTACTGGTAGGCAGGTTCATGCAGTGGATGCTTACGTTCCGCCCGGGCATCATCACGCGATACCATTCACGGCCCAGGTACATGTACTGCTCGGCAAACTCCTCATAGCTCCGGCAGTTACCCATATCCCGGTCGCTGTTTGAGTATGTATACAGGCTGGCAAAAGGGATGGATGTGACGGAGTAGTGTACGCTGTTATCGGGGATTCCTTTCAATACCTCGCAACTGTCACCGTTATATACTGCGTATTTGCGGCCGATGGCTTGATCTAAAACATTCATTCGCTTATCACCCAATCCGGGACGATCATCACAATCTGCGGGTCATAGGGGATCACGATCCGCTCCTGCCCCCGGATATCCTTTCTCAAAATTTCCTTGGTATATTGCACCATGTTTCTCTTCATCTCAGCGGCTTGCTGCTCTTTGCGCTCCACATTGGCCTTTACAGCCCCCTCTGCCGCCGAAGTGACAATATGCACATTTACGGGCCGCTTTTGCCCGAATCGGTAACACCTGCGAATTGCTTGGTACATTTGCTCGTAGCTGTCGGACAGCCCCACAAAAATCATGTTGTGGCACTGCTGCCAGTTCATTCCAAATCCGGCAATGGATGGCTTCGTGATCAATACGCGCAGGGCTCCATTTGCAAAGCGCATCAGCGCATCTTCCTTCGCATCCGGTTTATCGCTGCCGCGCACCTCCTCGCTGTTGGGGATGAATTCAGCCAGCAATTCGCTTTCGGCGTTCAGGTCACACCAGCACACCCACTGATCATCCGGGTTTTGCGCGATAATCTCCGCCGCTTGTTCGCACCGTTCCCGCAGGCTGGCCCGCCGTGCATCCCGCCGTTCCGTGAGTGTTTTTGCAATCTCACATCCAAACAGGCTATATTCGCCATCGGACTTTACTTCCACGATATGTTCCGTCATGTTCAGGGACGGCAATATGTATCCGTCATTTGGGTATCCCAAATCCCCCGGGCATGTCAGCACCACGGCCCATGTGGACACCCATTCCCAGAACCTATCCTCCGCATGCCCCTTGAGCCGCCATTTGCCGGTGTCGCTGCCGTCGTGGATGAAGTAAGTCGCCAGCATCTCTGTACGGCTCATAATGCCAAGGAACTCCACTTGGTTTCCAAGCTCCATATAATCATTGGGCGAAGGAGTAGCCGTGCAGGAAAGCCGGTAAGGCGTATCCTTGAACATTTCAATAATTTGGTTCCGCATCTTGCCGGTGTAATTCTTCAAGATGCTGGATTCGTCCAGCACCACGCCTGCGAATGATCTCCCATCAAAGTGCTGCAGCATCTCATAGTTCGTGATGTTGATTCCTGGTGTCACATCGTCCTGTGTCCGGCAAATTGCTGCGGAATACCCGAACTTCTGCGCCTCTCGCAGCGTTTGCGCACCCACCGTCAGCGGGGCCACAATCAGTACAGGCATCCCTTCTCGTTTTGCCACCTGATCGGCAAATTCCAGCTGCTGGATGGTTTTCCCGTTGCCGCACTCCTCAAACAGCGCCGCACGGCCCTTGCGCAGTGCCCACCGTGTGATGTCCTTTTGCCATTCGAACATGTGTATGTTCATCGCAGGCTTGTCCACCTCAAATCCGCAGGAGGGCGGGATGTGCTGCTTTCCTGCAAGGAAATCTTCATACCTCACCATTCCACCGTCACCCGCCCTTCATCCGGCATCAGCAGCCGCAGATGCGACAAGATCGCCTCTCGGTCTCCGTCAAGCTCCAGACGTGCGTGCAGCAGCGCTGTCTGCTTTTTCGGGGTCTCCTCCGGTGCTGCGTCCTCCTCATGGGCGGGTTCTTGGCGTGCGGTCTCCCCGTTGCGCCATAAGTCCAGATTCCGCTCCCACAGCACCCGGTCTCCTCCCCCCCTGGGAAACGCTACCCCGTGCCGTTTCCCGGCTTGCCGGACTGTCTCCAAGTTTACGCCCATGGCTGCCGCCAGCCACGTTGCCGTCGCTCCGCAGCCCCGCATATTTGTCAGGTACTCCTTTTGCAGATCTCCGGGCATCTGCTTGTATGTCCCCCACGGCATGACCCGCTTGGTGTTCCAGCTGCTCACCTCGCTGTTTAACGCCTCCCGCTCTTTTTTCGTCAGGCCGTCGCTGGGAAATCCCACCCGCCGACCGCCGCCGACCACCTTGTGTCTGGCCGAGTTCCCGATCTGTTTCTTCTCCCGGATGTCCTTGTCAAACTCCGTCATTTCCTTCTTCCTCCCGTCTTGCATATTTCCTGTCCACGGCCTCGCACAGCGGACACAGCCAGTATTCCCCGGCGCAGTATCGGGTGATCTGCCGCCGCAGCGCCTCACGGGACGGCATCCAGCTGACCACCGGATCGTCCGCCAGCACCCCCTCGCACACAATGCGCTGGAAGCCGTTGTCTGTCCTGTAATAGGGGCATCGCACGTGTACCTTTGCGTGTCCTCCGGCCATACTATCACCATCCCATGTACTTTTCCATCTGCCGGTCTGTCAGAGCCTGTGCAAGGCCATTTTTGGGCGGCGCAGAGGCTTCCGTCCTGCTCCACCGCTCCCACGTCTCTGCATTTCGGCAAGCCGCTTTCCAGTCTTTCATGGGGGTCTTGCCGACCATCCACCCTTTCGATGCGTAGAAATCGATAAATCCCTGCGGATCTACGGGTGACTGGCGCTGCGCCACATAGGACTGCACCTCTGCCAGCGTGGGCGGAACAAAGCGCTTGGGGCCTGAGGGGGGAGGGGGGGAGCAATAACTATCGTTCTCACTCTCTTTCTCTCTCTCTTTCTCCTTCTCTTTCTCCTTGCGGGTTTGTTCCGGTTTGTTGCGGGTTTGTTCCGGTTTGTTGCCGGTTTGTTCCGGTTTGTTCTGCGTTTGTTCCGGTTTGTTTTTCGTTTGTTCCGGCCTGTTGCCGGTTTGTTCGGCGGAGAGTGACGTTTGTTCCGCCCGGCTGCGGTTTTCCGCCTTGCTGCGGCCCACCTCCAGCGTGGGCCGGATCAGGGTGAAAATGGCCCTGGCCACGCCGGATAGCTCCGGCTCCTCTCCGTCCAGTGCATAGGCGCATACCGCCAGCACGATGTCCCGGAACTCCTCCGCCGGAAGCTCCTTCAGTGCGTCGTAGTAGCTCCGGTACCACGTGAATTGCTTTCGCTCCATCCCACGGCCCTCCCATTAAAAGGGCAGGTCGCCGTCGTCCTCGCCCTCCTGAAAGTCATCCGCCGACACATCCACGCCCCGTCCGGTGGTCTCCTCCCGCTTGCTGTCGGCAAAGTAGAGACTGTCAGCCAGCACCTCCATGCTGCGCCGCTTGTTTCCCTCCTTGTCCTGCCAGCTGCGGCCCTGCAGCGACCCGGTCACCGCCGCCATCCTGCCCTTGTCCAGATACTTGGCGGCAAATTCCGCCGTCCCCCGCCATGCCACCACGTCGATGAAGTCCGTCTCCCGGTTCCCCCCGGCATCCTTATAGTCCCGCTCCACCGCCAGCGAAAAGCTGGTCACCGCCACGCCGCTCTGGGTGCGCCGCAGCTCCGGCTTCCTGGTCAGCCGCCCCATAAGCACGATCCTGTTCAGCATACTGCCACCTCCAGTCCGTCCGCAAACAGCTTCAGCTCCTCCGGCCGAAAGTACACACGGGGATTCCCCCTCTCGATCCGGTAGCCGTTCAGCTTCCCGCTGCGCCGCAGCTCGTCCAGCGTGTCCTCGCTGATGGAGAGCAGCTTTGCCGTCTCCCGCTTGGTGTAAAGCAATTTGTCCATTCCTGCATCCTCCTTGTTGTATTCGTTGTTATAGCGTTGTTATAGCAGTTCCACTGCGCTGTCACAAATAGCTTTTCCCGAACTCCCGACGGAAGTCCTCCTCCGTCCAGCGCTGATCCTCCATGGCCTTTAACTGGCCGTAGCGCTTCAGGCGCTGCATCTGCCCTGTGCTCTGGTGTACGGCGCTGGGTGCGAAGATGTGGCACCTCCTGTGGCACAAATACACCACAAGGCCGTATTTCTCGCTCTTTTTCCGGTATGCGCCGCCGAAGATGTGGTGCAGGTCCAGCGGATCCTCCGCCCCGTTTCGCCCACATAAAAAGCATCGTCTCTCATCCAATGGGCTGCGCCTCCCCCCATTGGGATTTCAGCGCCGCCAGCTGCTGCGGGGTCATGGTCTCGATCCCCGCCTCCCGGCAGTCCTCCACCACCCGGTCAATGAGCCGGGCCATCTGTTCCGTGTCGTAGGTGGAGGAACCGTACCACAGCGTCACGTTGGCGCAGCCTTGGAGCTTGCTGGGTGCCTTTTCCGCCATCCAGCCCAGCCCCCGTCCGCTCCACCGGCGCATCAGCTCGTCCGCCGCCTTTTCCTGCACGCATACGATGTCGCTGACCCCGGCGATCTGCCGGATCTCCTCCTGATAGATGCCCTCCTTGGTGGCCCCGTAATGCGCCGCCAGCTTGTCCATCAGCACCCAGCAGTAGGCGTTGGCATCGAGGCTCCGGCCCTTGCGCTTGATCTGCGCCCGATATTCCTTCCCCGGCTGCAGCTCGTCCACCACATCCATGGCGGAAAGCGCCGTCGGCACCCGCAGGCACAGCCAGTCTCCCGCCCCGTCCTGCATCCATTTGGCCTCCAGCACGCTGACCTCCGTCATGGCTGCACCGCCTCCTCTCTGGGCCATT